GTCTGACGAATAGTATCTTTAGATACTATTAAATCATTCTCTTCTTCTATTTCTTTTTCTTTATTATCTAATTCTTTATTATCTAGTTCTTTATTATATACTTCTGCCGAGCTAACGTTAGTTTTACTGTTAACTTTACCGTAAAGTTTACTGTTAGTTTTACACTCTATTTTGTCTTTCTGCTTTTTTCGATATTCTTGCATATAGTTTCGCATATATTGGCTTTTTTGCTCAATTTTATCAAGATTTTGATATTTTCCCCAGTTCGGAATTGTGTAAACACCGGAAACAATTTCAATCATTCCGTAGTTTTCAAATGTTTTTAACGCTAATCGAACTGTATTAATGTCTCTTCTAAATACTGTTGCCAACATTTCATCTGTATATGCAATTTTATCGTTTAAAATAAAAACACCACTGTTGTTATTTTTCCCGGCTAAGCATAATAATTTGAACCATATTACGATAATGCTGTCTGCACTTGGCAAATTTTCAATCAGCATTATTTTTTCATCGTCGAAAATATCTGAACATATTTTTATCCATTTTACATCGCTTGCCAATTCTAAAATTCCTTTCTCCAATTCCTGGATTTTTCAAAAGTGTTTATCTCAATTCAACTTCAATTCCATTTATTTTCAGTTCTCCGTTTACCGGGATTACAAGAGATGGAACGCCGTTTATTTCTTTCAGTTCAATCAGAGCAATTTTATCTGGCTGGATGCAGATTGTTGCATCTGGTGTTACAATTTTTGCAGTTTTTGAATTATGGATATTGTCAAGGGCAACAGGCTCATTGTTGAAATACATTCCCCAGTTTTCTTTGAAGTCCGATAACTTCTCGCCTGGAACTCCGCAATATTCAAAAATCTGTTCCATTTCGTCACATGATACAGTTATCATCTCCGGGCTGTCTTTCTTCTGTTCTTTCACTTCCTGTAATGATTCAACCAGACTTTCCGTGAAATTGAATGTTGTGTTTCCATTGAAATTATCCATGATGAAATCCGAAAAAACATTGTTCTCATTCCCTGGTATACGTGGAACTGGTGTGCCAAGAACATTTTCGATGAAGTCTGGATGAATATACTTTACGTTTTTATTAAAATACAGGGTTCCGTGAATATCAGTGCTTCTGTCATTAAATACCGGGAATAAGAATCCTGTTTCTGGTCTTGAGACTACCCAATCACGAATGCGGTCTTTGATGTTATTTTCAGTCACATCATAGCTAAGCCCAGCCTTTGAAAGATTTACCGGGCAAATGCTGCACAGAATGTGTTCATAAATTTCTTCTGATGCATCGTGCATTTCGGTTCCATCAGAAGCTTTTCCGGGAATGTCATATACTGCATGAATGAGAACTATGTAGTAATTTTCGTTATAATCGTAATTTTCAATCACTTTGTCGTAGAACTCGTCCAAAAGCTCATCATCTTTAAGTTTACTTGCTCTAATCCGCATAAGAAATTCCTGTGTTCCGCCTTCTTTTTCCTGTACTAATGGAAAATCAAGGTTCATAAGGTTCTTTCCAAGTCTGCCAGACATGGTTTTCTTGAAAATATCAAAATACTTGAACGTTTCTTCCTCTGGAAGAGACAGGAACGCTTCTTTAATTTTGGTTTTCTTGTTCTTTTCTGCATCCACATAACAACCGCAAATGCGTGTGATTGCACAATTGGCTGGTGTAAATTGTTTCTTAATTTCTGCGATTTCTTTCTTATTCATTCTTTTCCATCCTTTCTGCTTCTCTCACCTGTTTCTTTTCAATCCACTTATTAATTTTCTCATCGGATATCATGTACATTTGCTTTAGCATTTCGATGCAGATCAACACATCTGCAATTTCTTCTATCATGTTATCACGGTTGATTTTTCCACGCTTTGCCTTGCTGATTGCTTGGATAAGTTCTGCGCATTCTTCCATGCAGACAGTTGACTGAATTTCTTCTCCGTAATTGTCAACGCTTCTATCAATAATGCTTTCGTTAATGTTATATGTCATTTTCTTTGCTCCAATCTAATTTCTGGCCGCATCTGGTACAGTATTTACTAACAACGCCTACGCTTTGTTTACAGCTCGGACAATTACCATAAGCACCAACTTTTATTTTTTTACGTTCTCCAAAGTCCATGTACATTTCACTTAAGTTGTCTACTTCCTTCGGAATCTGCTTTTCAATCGCCTTAATAGCTTCTTGTCTAGTTTCTAAATCAACCATAACTAATCCGTCTGGAAGTTCTGGGTATCTTAATTTTTTGATTGTTTCTTGATAATTCTCCTTTACTAATTCAAAATATTCTTCTTTCCATTTCAGAACATTATGAAAATCAAACGAACTATATCCTACGTGGTAATAATCCTCGCCAACTTTCTTGTATTTTAATTCAAAATATGGCTTGTCATCTACGATTCTAAAAATCTGTTCTAATTCCGTTACAATTTCCTTTTCGACTTCAACAGGAATACTTGCTTTTTCCATTTTATTCGCCATTCTTCTTCATCTCCTCCAACTTCTTCTCAGCTTCTTCACGGGTGAGAAATACGGTTTTACCAAGTTCACTTACCTCGACATCTGTCGCATTAGTACACCAATCAGTAGGGTCTAAATCTTGTTCTGGGTCTGGACTTCTGTAAGGGAATAACTTTTCATCTGTTGCGAGCGTAATGTAGGCTTTTCCGCTTAACGGGTCAATTCCCAATCCACAATGCACGCATTCAATAATTTCATAATCATAAATAAGATAAACGAAATCTCCTGATCGTGAATATGCTTCTTTACACGGCAATCTTACAAGCAAGCCCTGTTCTTCTAAGTCTTCATAATCAGCAAGTTTTTCTAAAATCATTCTACAATGATGTGAATTCATTTCGCATGGTTCAATTTTTAAGCCCTGATCTTTAAGCCAAATCATCTTATCTGATTTTTGCGTTAATCTCTCCATCTACTTCACCTCGCTTATAATTCTCTACTCCATCTTATTTTTCTTTCCTTAGGCACTCCATTGTCTCTCTTTCTGCTTCCTGTCCAGATTTCTCCTCCTGCTACTCCGTCATTTTTAAAATTACTCGCTTTAAGGCTTGTTCCAGGTTCAGACTCTAAGGTGTATGTTATTATTTTTTTATATCCCATTGCTTTTCCCGCTCTACAACAAGCACCATATAACATACTGCAAGCATTTTTCGTTCCATCTGTACATACTCGATTGATTTCACACGTCAAACCATTATCCAGATATCTACTAACAGGTCTTCCGCACACGGCAGATCCTATTAGCTTTTCGCCATTATATAAACCGATGCAAAATTTACATCCTACCGTAGCTTTATGGTGTCTGTGATTACGATTTATAAAATCGCTTGCTTCTCTAAATGTAATCGGTCTTATTTCCATCTACTTCACCTCTTCCATCTGACTTTCTATAGTATCTGCAAGTAACTTCAAGGACTTAATAAGCGAGTCAATCAATGTTCTGTCTGGGTTTTTAGCAAATGCTCTGACAAGGTTTATAGCATCTTTGATCTTCTTCTCATCTTCAATTACGTCTGATGCTTCTACTAATTCATATCCCAGTGTAAGTCTGGCATTTCTTGTTAGTTCTTTATTGCCATAGAACTTTAATATATCCGGGATCTGCTGTTCTTCAAATGGATATGGATACGCTTCTTTTCCGCCGTACCATCTATATCCTTGTTCCTTTGCTGCTTTCAGAATATTTTCATACTCTTCATGTGTTATGACTAATACACATTTATTCGCTAGATCAATCATCTATTTCACCTCTCCTGTAATCTCAGCCAAGCACTTATCATATCCATCTTTATATCCAAGGTCATAACCGCTTGTAAGTTTTGGTGTTTTGATTTTGTCTGGTAACGGTCGCATTGGGCACCGCTCAGGTCTATCAGTTGAATTTTCAATTGTTTTACCAGTTATTAAACACTGAAATCTGTGATAGGTATAGCAAAACATACAGCAACCCTCACAAGATTTTGGCGTATCAATCACTAATACTGATTTACTCATCTGATTCCTCCTGTAATAATTCTTTATTGTCGAAAATGTTGCCAACCGGCATAGCGTATACCATGTCAATCCAATACCCTAAATCTTTTCTAAGACATTTGTCTCCCGTCCAATCTACATAGAATCCGAGATGTTCTGTTTTCTGAGAATCAAAACAATTTTGATAATATCCATATTTGATTGGAGCATAGATTTCTCCGAAATGATATTTGATAATATCATTCTCCCAAATTTTATTGCCGTATTTATCGTAAAGACCTGTGAACTGGCAGATGGTATCCGGAATAATTTCTATTGATCTCCAAATTGCATTCGTATTAGAAATACTTCTCAGTCTCTGCGAATCGGTTTTTTCGGAACTAATCCATGCTCTATTGATAGATGTTATTAAGCTTCCTTCAATCCATTCTCCGTTATCTTTTCTTTTTCCCTTCAAAAGAATTTCTCTCATTCAATCCCACCGCCTTTCACGATTTCTACCGCCCTGCTTAGTCCAGCATTGTATCCTTGATGTACATCAGATAAGATACATTCTGATTCAATGAATTTATCTTTTTTCAATTCGCTAATAACTTTGTCCGAGTCAAAAGCTGTCGGCTGTTCATTGACACAATCAATAAATTCTTTCTGGTCGGAACTAATACTTGTCCCAATCTCCCAAGTTTTAATGTATTTAATTAATTCGTCCGCATCTATTAAGCGCATTTCTATCAACCTTCCTCGTCAAAATCCAGATCACCCCTAATCACATCCGTGTTTACCGCAGATAGAGATTTTACCTTCAAATCATAAAATGGTTTCAACAGTTCCGAACCAGCGTTAAATTCATCGTAATCTTCCCAATTTCTTCCTGGATGACATATTTGAATTTTTTTACAGCTTTCGGCATCCATTCCGATTGCCACCGCTAAATCAATCAGTCTCATAATCCTCACACTCCTCCGCATATTCATAACTGTCCATATCATCACATTTGTACTGGCAGGAATCCTGCTTCTCACAGCAGATGCAGCACTTTGTTTCACCATCCGGGCAGTCTAATTTACATTTTCCCATTAATCCAGTCTCCTTCTTTTTCAAAATAAAATCTCACTGGTTCATCAGAATATTTCAATATTCCAAATCTAGCCCCGACTTGAAATGGGATGCTATCTCTCTTTAACCTTGCTGGAATCTGATGTACATATTCTCTGAACTGTTCTAAATCAAGAGCGGCTTTGTAATGATTGCAGCTTCTACATGCTGGAAGCATATTCGAAATGTCATCGTTCCCACCTACTCTTAGTGGAATTACATGGTCTACTTGCATATCTTTATAGTCAAGCAAGCATCCACAATATGCACAATGTCCATGACATTTCTTGTACACTTGTTCTCTCACAGATTTGGAAATTCTTTTCCTTTTCGTCTCATTTGTCATTGTCAATCCTCCTTATATGGTTTTGGTAGTGGTCGCCATGCCATAATATCAATCCAATCATAACCGCCGTCGAGATAATATCCGTCACAATCAATAAAGCTTGTATCCTGCCATGTTGTTTCTCCGTTAGTAACCAATATTTCTTGTCCGTCATCTGGCATTTTGCAGTCAAGCATATACCGTATATCATTTGATATGGATTCTTCCGCACGTTCTTTTTCTGATATCTGATGATATTTTACCGGAATCCAACCATTTTCTTTCTCGTCCTGTTCAAAATCATTTAGAAGAGTATTCACAATATCCAGCGCACTCCCTGGAAGCCCATGCTTATACTGTGATTTTTTTTCTATCTCAGCTTTGTATTGTTCTAATCTGGTTCGTACTCTGCTCATACAACCACCTCTTCAAAATGCTCATTTAGTATTTCTTGTGATATCTCAATCCATCTGTTAACATTTACTCCGTCAAGATGGATTTCTCCATCAATAATTTTTTCATTTCCTACTTCGTAAACTTCGCCAACCTCAATTTCCATGTATCCGTCAACGTAAAATCCATCACCATCGTATGTATCTAACGTGAACGCTTTCACGCATTTATACTTCATGCTTCCACCTCGCTATCCTCTGGCATCTGGAACGTCATTCCATTTTTGAGCATTTCTCCAAGTTCTCCCGCATGTGCTTTGTTTTCTTCCGTTTTTGGCTTCATACTTAATATCCTACATACTTCTGGAATTACATATCTTGTGTATTCCGAATCTCCATAGGCTTCCTGAATCATATTCAGTACCTTCATGGCTTTTTCTTTGGTGGAATATTTTCCTAAAATAAAATATCCTCCACTTCTCTGTGCATCCTGCAAACTCCAACATATAACATTCAATGAATCTGGGAGTTTTAGATTAACTACAATGTTTTCAAACTTTACCAGCGCTGTTTTATCCTG